GCTATTGCAGATTTAGAAGTTGTATATAATGTATCTAATCACGACGAGATGTCAGGGTTCTTCCTAATGGATTCTATCTATTCCTGGTATAACGAGCATCCAAACATCACATTCAATCGTTCACCAGCACATCGTAAGTATTCCGTATACGGCAAGAACTTAATCGGAACAACACATGGAGATGGAGCTAAACAAACCGATTTACCTCTATTAATGTGCCACGAAGCTAGTCAACATTGGCATGATTGTAAGCATCGTTATTGGTTTACTCACCATGTACACCATAAAACTAGCAAAGATGTTATGTCCGTACAGATTGAATCGCTACGATCACCATCTCCTGCAGATTCATGGCATCATAAAAGTGGGTATCAACATTCACCACTAGCAATTGAAGGGTTTATATTCCATAAATCACACGGTCAAGTCGCACGCTTAACTACCTTGTTTTAAAGCTATACCCTTAAAATAAAATAAAAATTTAATACTATACCCTTAAATCATGGCAAAAGTAACACTAGAATTCGACTCAATAGAAGATAGCGACGATGTTAAGTACGCGCTATACGGATGGAAGTACGCATTTGTAATAGATGAGTTGGATCAATACTATCGAAGTATATATAAATATTCAGAAATAGGCTCTGAAATCGAAATGGCAGAGAAAGTACGCGACAAAATTCGAGAGATAATGCATCAAAATGGGTTAATGATGGAATAAAAATGAAGAAAGTTGTAGAAACTTGTAAAACTTCGAGTTCTAAAATCAACATTGATTATCAGTAATTTAAAGGGAACTTGAAAAACTTGAAAACAGGTTAAGTTATTGATACTCATAGAAAGTAATGAAATGTAGAAAGTGTTTTGCCTATATTGCGTTAAAACAATAAAAAAAAATAAAAAGTGAATTTTTGCAAAACTTTCATTACTTTCGGTGATTATCAACGTTTTATAGATTTTCAAGTTTTACAACTTTCTCGAGTTTGGTAGTTATCAATAAGTTACAATTCATACAACTTTCTACATTTTCAAAAAACTTTTTACCTTTTGTACTTTTTATTTATAATGAATATAAATAACAATCTTTTTTAATAAAAATGAAACAAGTAAAGAATAATTGAGTTATATTTGCGTATCGATTAAAGAGAAGTACAGCTCTTAAATAGAAAAGAAATTAATAAGAACCCATATTGTGTTAGTAGGCTGTACTCCGAAAGCACAATATGGGTTTTTCATTTAACATAAGTACAGTATGGAAAAAGAAGAATGGAAACCAGTTAAAGATTACGAAGGACTTTACGAAGTCAGTAATTTAGGCAGAGTAAAATCATTAGGTAATGATAAAAAAAGAATTGATAAATTATTAAGCCCACTTATTCGTAGTGGGTATCATTATGTTAATCTATCAAAAAAAAGTAAAAGAAAAGCATATGGTATACACCAACTAGTTGCTATAGCCTTTTTAAACCACATTAGAGATGGGTATAACTTAGTGGTAGATCATATTGATAATAATCAAAAAAATAATTGTTTAGAAAATCTACAGGTAATTACGCATAGACAAAATACATCAAAAGATAGAAAAAATAAATCTTCTAAATATATAGGTGTTTGTTTTTGTAAAAAATCAAATAAATGGGTATCTAGAATTCGAATAAATAAAAAAAGAATAAATTTAGGATTATTCAATTGTGAATTAGCAGCAAGTATAGCATATCAAAATAAATTAAAAACATTATGAGTGAAAAGAAAAACATACTATTTGGCAATATAATTGTTTTAGATGGAAAAAAACAAGTAAGAATAAATGATGCTATTTTTAAAGAAGGTGATATTATATATAAGAATAAATTTCAAATTATAAAAATTATATCATTTAAAAATGTAGGGCAAACAAGTACAATAAAATCATATACAGAAGTTAATAAATCAGATGAAATAAGAAATAATATAACAGGAACTTATGAATAATTTAGAAATAAATAAAATATATAATGAGGATTGCTTACTGACAATGAAAAGATTATATAGTAAAGTAAATGCAGTTATAACTTCCCCACCTTATAATATAATTAGACCAAACTCTACAGATAGAGGTTATGATATTTATAAAGATGATAAAACAAATGATCAGTATATTGATTGGACTTTAGACATTTTTAAAGGATATAACGAAATTTTACAAAAAAACGGAGTGATTTTGTATAATATGAGTTATGGAACAGAAAATACTATTTTAATGAATTTAGTTGTTGCTGACTTAATAAGAAAGAGTGATTTTACTTTAGCTGATATTATTGTATGGAAAAAACAAATGGCAACTCCTAACAATGTTTCTCATAATAAAATGACAAGAATAGTAGAATATATTTATGTATTTTGTAGAAAAGATGAATTTCATTCTTTTTATTGCAATAAAAAGAAGTTAAAAGAAAGAGAAACTGGTCAAGCAATTTATGAAAATGTATTTAACTTTATTACCGCTAAAAATAATGATAGTTCAACAGATTTGAATAAAGCAACTTACTCAACTGAATTAGTTAGAAAACTATTATTGCTATATACAAAAGAAAATGATTTAATTTATGACAGTTTTATGGGTACAGGTACTACAGCAAATGCATGTATAATTGAAAATAGAAATTTCATAGGTAGTGAATTATCAGAAAGCCAATGTAAATATGCTAATAAAAGAATAAATGTTTTAAAGAATCAAACAAAACTTTTTTAAACAGTTTTACACGTTGACATATTAATATAGAAGTAAGATTAGTTAGTTTATTTTATATAACATACAAAGTAATGGAAGAGCAATGGAAACACTTAGAAGAGAATTATTATATTAGTAACTATGGTAATGTTAAGAATAGAAATACTAATCGTAACTTAAAACCTATAAAATGCAATCAATATAAATCCAAAGTTACTCTTACCCTAGAGAACAATTCTCGTAAAAAAGATGTATTTTTAGCAAGTGAAATAGCACGTAAATTTATATCTGAATCATTTAAAAGAGTGTATAGAATAGATAAGGATATATTTAATAATCACGTAAATAATTTAATAATAAATGAATGACAATAACTTAATGCCATTCTGGTCTGTAAATCAAAATGGCAAAATTGACCTTAACAACTATCTATTTAAGAAGTTCTTAGAGCAAAATAATTACTTTAAAAATAAACCAAACGCAAATAGTACGTTTAACATAATCAAAAAGAACGGCATATTTTTAGAGATCAAAGATGAAACCGACTTAAAAGACTTTATATTAAATTATGTTGAGGATAATGATTTAGGGATTGGTGTTTACAATTTAATGAGTGGTAATCTTAAGTATTTTAAACGTGACTTCTTATCCATGATTTCTACAAAAGAGATTCAAGTAATGAAGGATGATAAAGATAATGCCTATTTCTTTTACAATAATTGCATAGTAAACATTACGAAAAACGAACGTAAAATAATAGATTATAAAGATGTCAACATTTCTATTTGGAAGAAACAAGTTATCGACAGGGATTTCATTGAAGCGGACCACCACCAATCACAATTTAGAACGTTTGTATGGAAAGTAAGCGGTGAGGATGTTGAAAGATACAACACGTTACAATCTGTTTTAGGATACTTACTTCATTCATATAAAACTAATTCTAATAATAGAGCTATCATATTTAACGATGAAATGATAAGCGATAACCCAAACGGACGGTCAGGGAAAGGATTAATTTGGAATGCACTTAAACAAATTAAAAATGTTCAATCATTGGATGGTAAAACTTTTACTTTTAATAAGTCATTTCCTTATCAAAATGTATCTACAGATTGTCAGATTTTAGTATTTGATGACGTTGAAAGGAACTTCAGCTTTGAATCATTATTTAGTGTAATTACAGAGGGTATTTGTATAGAATACAAAGGCAAGGATGCAATTAGATTAAGCGTTGAGGAATCGCCAAAGATTATTATTACAACTAACTACACAATTAAAGGTGATGGAGGATCGCACGAAGCTAGGAAGTTTGAAGTTGAAATGAGCACTTTCTTTAATGCTGATTATACTCCTGAAATGTTTTTTGGCAATAAATTATTTAACGATTGGGATAAACAAGAATGGGCACGCTTTGATAATTACATGATGGAGTGTTTACGTAAATATTTAAATAATGGATTAGTTCGTAGTAATACAAAGAATTTAGAGATTAGAAAGCTAATTGATAAAATAAGCGCTGAATTACATACCTTTATACCATCAATACCTAATAACGAATGGGTGAATGTAAAGACTATTTATGATAATTTCTTAAATGCTTATCCTGAGTTAAGAAAATGGTACAAACAAAATAGCTTAACAATTGGTTTGAAGTCATATGCTAAACATTACGGAATTAAATACCACACAACAACGGCTGGAGGTATTACAAAGATAATGTTTGAAGCTACAAAAAGTTATAACAATGAGCCAAAAGGAGATATTTGGGATTCAAACGAACTGCAAGGATTATGACAATAGATAGTATAATAACGATTAAGAAGATTGAAAGTATATCTAATAAATACAGTGAGTCTATTGATTGGATAAAAGAAGTTCATCCAACTAGAACAGATTTAATATCTAGTTTGGAGAATTCAATCATAGCACTTTCCATAGTTAGAACGGATATAATTATGTACGACACTAAAATTGAAGCAAAAGAATGGATGGAAAGCTAAGCAATATTATTATAGATGCAGAAATTGAAAAGGTAACTAATTCAATGAATGAAATAATAGACAAGTTTACTGAGAGATTGGAAACGATTGGAAAATTAAACTATGTACTAAAAGATTTAGAGCATATAAAAAGACATTTAAACTATTTAATTAAGAAATATGAAAGAATTACGTTCGTATCAAATAGACCTATCACAAAAAGCTGTTGAAATTTTACGCAATAAGAAGATAGTGTATCTACAATTTAGTGTGAGGACTGGGAAAACAGCAACTGCATTAGAAACGTGCAGATTATTTGGAGCTAAAAAAGTTCTATTCTTAACAAAGAAAAAAGCAATTAGTTCAATTCAGGATGACTATCGCGATTTTGGATATACATTTGATTTAACAGTGATTAATAATGAATCACTAGCAAAGGTTATTGACAACGATTTTGATGTTGTAATACAAGATGAAGCGCACGGAATGGGTGCATTCCCTAAACCGAGTAATAAAACAAAGGAATTTAAAGCAAGGTTCTCACGTATACCATTGATATTACTTTCAGGCACAATGGCATCTGAATCGTATTCACAAATATACCATCAATTTTGGCTTAGTGCTTACAATCCATTTAATCAATATAAGAACTTCTATGCTTGGTGTAAGGTGTTTACTACTCCTAATATGATTTACACTTCATACGGACCAGCTAAAGACTATTCATGTGCTAAAATAGATTTAATAGATGCAGTTATACAGCCATATATTTTAAAGTTTACTCAGTCGGATGCAGGTTTCGAAAGCAAAGTAAACGAGAAAGTAATATATTTCGATAGCTGTAATAAAAAAGTGATTGATATATTAAAGAAAGATAAGGTAGTTCAAGGTAAAACAGAGGTAATACTTGCAGATTCAGGAACAAAAATGATGAGTAAGATACATCAACTAGAAAGTGGGACGATTAAGTTTGAAAGTGGTTCTAGTATGATTACGGATGAGTCAAAAGCATTATTCATAAAAGACCACTTCAAAGGTAAAAAGCTAGCTATATTCTATTATTACATCGAGGAATTACATTTACTTCAATTTACATTTCCTAATCACACAATGGATATCGAGGAGTTTAATACAACCGATAAATATTATATAGGACAGCAGTATAGTTCTGCAATGGGTATTAATTTAAGTGCAGCAGATTGCTTAGTATTCTTTAATTTTGGGTTCTCAGGGACAAATTACATTCAATCAATCGATAGATTAACGACGAAAGACCGTAAAGAAAACGATGTTTATTTTGTGTATGGCAAAGGTAGTTTAACAGAGCAAATTCACCAGGTAGTAAAACAAAAAAAGAACTTCACATTAAAACAATTCGAGAAATAATGGCTAGTGCATTCCAAACTAAGATAAAGACCACATTTGAAAAGAATGGATGGTATGTTATTAATCTGATTAAGACAAACAAGAATGGCATAACTGACTTACATTGTATAAAGAATGGAGTATCAATATTTGTCGAGTCCAAAGAAATAAAAGATACTCTGAAGCCGTTACAGAAGTTTAGAATTGACGAATTAAACCAACAAAACACTTCAGCTATATGCTTACAAAAAAATAAAGGTATAACTTATGGTATGGTAATTGACTCAGATGTAGAAAGTTACGACTCAGTAATGAAATTAATTGAAAATATATTATAGAAATGATATGATATTATAATAATATAGTTATATTTGTTCTATAGAAACAATTTAATATTTGAATTATGAGTGGATGTTATGGAAATGATTCTTTTGATAGATACTGGGAATCGCAATTAGACAATTATCTTGAAGACTACGATGAAGACGATCAAGAAGAAGAAGAAGATGAGGATTATGATTATGAACGATTAAATGATAAGTAAGATGAACGATAAGCTAGAATTATTAGACGCGTACCTAAAGGGGTGGAATTCAGAAAACGAAAAATACGCTACCGAATATGAAAGTAGCGAATTCCTTAGAGGCACAATGTTCGCGATAGACCGAATAAGATTACAAGTACAAAAACAAATACAAAAATTAGAAGAAGATGACAACTGAAGAAAAAGCAAAAAAGTACGATGAGTTAATGTTAACCATCGAAGAAATGAAATTGATGTATACAACAGCATTGGATAAATATCCAAGTCTTACACCAACAATTCAAGAAAAATTAAAAGTTTTAGAATTATTAACATTATGAAGATAGTAGCAGATTTAACGGATAAGCACGAAATAAACCTAAAGATAATCAAAAGACTTGGTTACATATTAGGTGAAGAAGTTAACACGAAACCTCAACAAGTATCACTAGCAATGGATTTATTGCAATACTTAATGTGGGAATTTAGTGAACAAGATTTAATAGAAATAATACTTAAAAACAAAGAGTCATGAAAGAACACGGAGTAGACGCAATGAAGTACAGAAAGCATACGCACCTTGCTGGTGTAGATGTGTCAATCATTGCCAGCGAAAAAGGTAAGTGCTTACTTACAATTAAAGATGCATATTACTCTAAAGGAGTTGATGTGTCAGGAAATAAAACGGATGGTTACTTCCTGGAATTCGCTGAAGATGTAATGGACATGGTAGTTAATTCTTCCAATAGAAAGCAGATTAGTCAGAACCTGGTACTAGAAAAAGGTTTGTCATTAGTTGATAGTCGTAACATAGGTAATTGGATAGGATATAAGATTGAGCTATACCACGATGAAACGATTAGAATGATGGGTAAGACAGTTGGTGGCATTAGAGTTAAAGGCTTCAAAGCATTACCAAACCTAGAGCCAAACACACCGAACTTTGACGCGGTTAAGAAAGCATTACAAGGTGGTAATTACACAATAGAACAAGTAAAGAGTAAGTATAACGTATCTACTGAGGTACAAAAATTATTAGAAAATGGAAAATAAGATATACAGACATAGAGCATCCGCAGCTGGATTGCTTTTAACAAACGGTAAAGATGAATTAAAGTTAGGTGCTACAATGACTACCCACTTGAAGAAGTGGTATGCAGAACAAAAGTCAGGAGTTCGTGAGGAAATTAGATCCAAGTATTTTGACAAGGGTAACATGTGTGAAGCAGATGCGATTGATATAACCGCGGAACGTTTAGGATTAGGAATACTAGAAAAGAACTTAGTACATTTCAACGATGAACACTTTCAAGGGACACCAGATGTTTATACGGACGAGTTAGTTATCGATACTAAGTGCAGCTGGGACTACACCACGTTTTTAGATGCTGTAACGAGTCCAATTAACAAAGACTATGAAGCACAACTACAAGTGTACATGCATTTGTTAGGATTAAAGAAAGCTAAATTAGTGTATGTAATGTTAGACACACCAGCTGAGGCTAACTATGGGGAGGACATCTTCTACTCACACCTTCCTATTGAGCAACGATTCTTTGCATTTGATTTGGAATATGATGAATCAATGATTGAAGCAATGCAGGAGAAGGTAACGAATGCAAGAACATTCTTAAAGCAATACGATGATAGAATCAGTTCGCTACTTAGATAAGAGAGATAACACCATTGTCACGTTAATACTTCGTGGCAATGGTTTCATCCGAGTAAAGCCTTTGAAAGGATTGGATATAGTTATGAGTGTAGAATGTTTTAAAGAAAATTTTAAAAGAATATGAATAAGCAAATAAATAATACATTCCAGGTGCTGTGCTTAATGCAAATTGCACTGGAAAAGTTAGAAGATATGGATGAAGGAAACATCTTTAGAGAAAATAACTACGATGTAATAGATAACTTTATAAAGTATCTCGAATCAAATGTTGAGCCGTTGACAAGTGAGATTAACGTGCAGGAGTCGGATCAATATGTTTATATCACGAAGAACATCAGGAAAGTAATTGACAAAATAAGAATAAAATGAAACTAATATTAATCATGTGTTATTTTTGTTTGACAAGTTTCAAGGCATCGTATTATAACTCATCGTTTCATGGTAAGGTTACAAAGAGCGGTGAGATATACAACGAGAATAGATTAACTTGCGCTTCCAATATTCACAAGCTAGGAACTAAACTAAAAGTAACTAACTTAGATAACGGAAAGAGTGTGATAGTTAAAGTTACCGATACAGGATCATTCAGCAAAGTGACACTAGACCTATCCAAAAGAGCATTTGAACGGATAGCAGAATTAGAGAAAGGGATAATTAATATAAAGATTAAAAAGATATGACAAAGAAAGAAGAACTAAAGCACCAATTGACAATGGAACAGCTTTTAACAAGTCAATTGTTTGAGCAGATACGTCAATTGAAACACGAGAATGCAGTAATGAGAGACGATCTATACCAGCTTAGCAAAGATTATTTCACACCAAAGGACGCTATCGTAGCAAAGGTAATTGAAGCATATAAAACAAGGTCAGAAGTGGGGATAGCGAAGTACGGCACAACACTAGAAGACAACAACACCGACGACTTTCTACAGCATCTACAGGAAGAGCTTTTTGATGCGACCTTATACATAGAAAAATTAAAAAGCAATGGAGCAGTTTAGAGATATAGCAGGTTACGAAGGATTGTATCAAGTAAGTAACTTGGGTAATGTAAAAAGTTTACCTAGAGAAGTGTTTGGGAAAGGATACTATATGACTAAAGAGAAAATGTTAAAACCAGGAGTAGATACTGGAGGATATTTTAATGTTAGGCTTTGCAAAGATGGAAAGTTAAACACATTAACAATACATCAATTAGTGGCTATGACTTTTTTAAATCATTTAAGATGCGGTTATGATTTAGTAATCGATCATGTTAATCATGATAAGTTAGACAATCGTATTGAAAACTTAAGAATTGTAACAAATAGAGAAAATTGTTCTAATAGAAAAAAAACATATACATCAAAATACACTGGGGTTAGTTGGTATAGTTCTAGAAATAAATGGGTGTCTAGGATAAAAATAGATAATATTTATAAACATTTGGGATATTATGAAAAAGAATACGATGCACATGTTGCATATCAAAATAAATTACTATCTTTAAGCAATTAAAAAATAAAATATGATATACAACGGAAAGATTACTTGGATTGGTGAAGTTCAGAATTCAGGAAAAGAAAACAGAGTAACATTCGAAGTTACTGAATTACAAGGAGAATACCCAAACACATTACTCTTTGACATATACGGCGACACAAAAGTAGAGAACTTCTTTAAGTTCAATTTACTAGATGATATCGTTAATGTAGAATTCAATTCAAGAGTGTTCACCACAGCAGATGGTAGGAAGTTCAATAACATTTCTGCTTGGAAAATAAACAAAGCACAATGAATCCTCAAATAGAAGAGATTGCAAAGAAGCACAGAGAGTGGACTAATATCGTCCGCTCTTTCGGCTGTAAGACTGAAGCAGAGGATGTGGTGCAAGAAATGTACCTTCGTTTAGACAAGTATATCAAGCCAGATCAAAAGATTGCGACATCATTCGTTTGGATTACTTTGCGTAATATTTACTTTGACTTCCTAAAGAAAGAACCTGTAACGTTTGAATTAGATAAGGCCGTTTCTGAGGCTGTTTGCGAGATAGAAAGTATAATTGCATACGAAGAACTAAATAAACGCGTTAGAGACGAACTTAATAATGTAGATTGGTTTGATAAAATGCTATTCGAACTATACGTGACAAGTGAGAAGTCAATGAGACAGCTATCAAAAGAGACAGGGATATCACTTTCTTGTATATTCTACACCACCAATAGAACAAAAAAGCACTTAATTAGTTTACTTAATGAAGACTATGAAGATTATTTAAACGAAGATTACGAATGGCTAAAAGAAAAGCACAAGGACTAGGAGATACAATAGAGAATGTACTCCAAGCAACAGGAATAGATAAGGTAGCAAAGTTTATATTAGGTGAAGATTGTGGATGCGATGAACGTAAAGCAAAATATAACGAACTTTGGTCTTATAGAAAGAAACCACTTTGCCTTAATGAAGATGAGTATCTTTGGCTTAGTGAAGGTGGATTAAAGAAAGCAGAGACATCCTTAGTAGATTCTATGTTAATGCAGAGAACACACAATAGAGTATTCCAAACAGGTAGATTAGAATATACTTCTTGTGCATCTTGTTTAAGAGATCAATACCAAGATTTGAAACGAATTTATGACACATACTAACAACGATATAATACAAGTAATAGATTCAGGGAGCTTCTTTTTTGTAGTTTGCCTGAATTAATTAATTAAATTGTATTAAATATGGATAAGAGAAAGAATAACGGAGGACACTCTACTGCTGGCAAAGCTGGTCGTAAAAGTCTATCCGATGAGATAAAAGGATTTAACTTAGCTGCTCCACATGTTGAAGATGCTTTCAGAGTAATAGCAGAAATA